AGCGGTAGCAGTGGTGGGGGTAGTGGCAGTGACAGGACGCAATTTAGATCCTGTGTTAGGTTCTGATTTTGGCGTTACATTAAATAAATCATTAGATTTTACTTTAATACTATTTTTACTTTGTTCTACTCGACCACCTTTTTCAAATTTACCCACAGTTCCACCAGATTCTTTACTACCACCTCTTTTACCTCCCATACCGCCACCTGCGGGATCTGGTGGTGTGCTCCCTGGCGGTGTTGGCGCTGGGGCTGCTGCGTCTGGTTTGTTTACACTTCTTGTCCATGCTGCAGGATCAATTTGACCACCGTGTTTGGATTGTCTTACCTCCCAGTGAAGGTGTGGTCCAGTAGATATTCCCGTGTTTCCCATAGTACCAATCACTTCACCAGCAGAAACTTTACTTCCTATTTTTAAGCTATTAGATACATCTTTTAAGTGACCATAAAAAGTAAATATCTTTGGTTGGTCATGTTCAATTCCAACTAAGTTACCATATCCTCCACCAGCACGCTTATCTCCTTCAACCGCACCTCGATTCAAATCATATACCGTACCAGCAAAAGGAGAAATAATTTTAATTCCTGGTTCTCCGTCTAAGTCAATACCTCTATGAGGTCTGGTTCTTCCAAAGATAGTGCGATCACCAAAACCAGATGTATATCCCACCCTCCCATATTCACTCTTCGGCATGGGAATCCATGCAGGAAGATTGCTCATGCTTACATTTTGTCCACCAATAACGCGAAGCCCTTCTCCCTTTGCACCTATATTATAAATTTCTTTTGCAATCTCCCCCTTCAATTGATTGGGATCTAATGTCGCTATCGATGCTCCTGGAAAAATTAAATCATTATCAACTAAAAGTTGTTTCCACATCTTGTAGAAAGATGATCTTTCTCCGTCTTCGCCTTTCTGCGTGCGAAGAATATCCAGAATAAGATTTGCTGGTAATTTTAATAAGGATGATAGAGGACTCAATAAAAGTTTTAATCCTGAACTAAAATATCCAGCAAAGGGTCCAAGATCTTTCAGAATTTCTCCAAGATTAGCAAGAGCACCTCCAAGCAAAGCATTCATTGGTTTAAACATTACTTCACCAGATGCTTGAATATACTGCTGAGTATCAAATTGCCCCATCAACTCTTTGCCAGAGTTTCTATTCAATGGAATAACAGCTGAGTTTGGTGGTAGTGTTCCGATGGTTGGATTGTCATAGATGCCAGGCTTCAGCATCTTCTCAGCAAAATTAGGCGATATGTTAATGCCACCTTCTGCAAATCTACCTGGATATGGAGTGTTTAAGAATCCACCTTGCGATAACTTCTCTGCTGGTAGTCTTGGAGTAAACCCTTGATCATCACCTTCATCTTCTGGACCCGCTACTGCCCATGGTGTAGGCGATTCCATTGGTTGTGGTCCAATAGGAGCACTGTATGCTTCCGTAATTCTTTGCTGTGTCTCAAGATCATCGAGTGCTTCTCTATAGTTTTCTACTTGCTGACCAAGTAAGAACTTAGTAGATTCTAATCCGTTTATCAGTTTTCTATAATTTCCTTCTCTGCGTTGTAGTATTCGTGTCTGCTTAGACATCTGCTTACGAATACTATCCAGATTTCCAGAAAAACTATTGATTACTTTCTTTACTTCAGGACTAACAGTTTCTGGTATAATAAAAGATTTTTCTTTTTTCTGCTTCTTCTCTTGCTCGGGTTTCTCTACCTCAGGTTCTGGATCCTTTGCTGGTGGTAAAAGTAATGTAGGTTTAGTGGTTACGGGAGTAACAATATTTGGTACTGTCTCACTGCCTTCCCATGGATCAGGAATATCCATAGGATCCGCAGGTATTAACTTATCCTGTGGTTGTACTTCAGGTTGTGGTTTATTGTTTAGAGTATCAGCAATCTCTTTTTTCTTTTGTTTTATCTCCTCTAATCGCCTTTCTATTTCTGCTTCTTCAATTTTCTTATCTACTTCTTCGCGGAAAGGTTTCTCAAGGAACTCTTCTACCAACCACTTCTGGTATGCTTCAGCATTATATGCACCACCAGACTTATCCTTCTGATTTAGTTGAGGATACTTACCCCATTTTTTAAGGTTTTCAATTAACCTATCAGCATCAGCATCACCAAGTTTTACATAGGATGTGAAGTTTTCGCTCAACCCCTCTACTCGTCTACCAGTTAGATTACCTTTGAGACGCAACCAAGTTGCCTCGCCAACCCTATCAGCAGACCAATAAGGTTTTTCGGGGTCTAGTATTCCTTCTGGCGCTGGTGCTGGATCTATCATTTAGCGTGTTTCTTATTTTCTTCATCAATGTACTGATTAAGCATTGTAATATAAACAATTCTTTCCCAAGGAAGCATGTTCTCAAGTTCAGCTAATGAAAATTTATGATGATAAAGCAAATTAAAATTAGATTGATAATGATTAATCAAATTATCATGGAACATGCTTATCCGAAAAAATTTACCAAACCCTCAATAGTATATTCAGATTCAACTCCTGTGTTTGGATTCTTCACACTAAAACTATGCGAAAGTTTTGGCATGGTAGCAAAGAAATCTTTGATTTTTTCAAATTGTTTTGATGTCAACCCACCTAACCATTCTTCTATTTCTTTCTTTGATGTGTTTTTTGCTTCGTATACATCGTCGCCAGAAAAAATTTGATGCACTGAGTCTACAATAATATCAAATACTTCTTCCGCATTTAAATTTTTCATCATAATTTGTGTTTGAATAAACTGATCAATTCCAGGATACTTCATAATGCATCCTGAACTATCATCAAGCATAATCTTACTATTATGTTTGGAATCTTTTTGAACTTTTACATCTTCAAGATTTAAATTGTATTCTACTTGCGTTTCATTATCATCACGACATGTGATTTTCATTTTCACTTCTTCGCCAACTGACTTACCGCGAATGTTTAGGAAAATATATTCGATGTCAAATGAAGCAAGATCAAGTATTTTAATTCCTCTGGTAAGAATGCAATTTTTTACAATGTCTACAACAGCATTAGTAATTTGCTTTTCATCTTCAGACTCCATAGCCATAAGAAGAATTTTTTCTTCGCTAACTAAAAATGGTCTATATTTAATTTGTTTTCCTGTAGAAGGTAGTTCCAATTCATATGTGGGAACTGGTGGTTTTGGTAATGCCATGATTTACAATGATAAATTCGTAGAATTATTTAGTGTCAATTATCACACGCGGTCGAACACCCCTAATCCTCTGTTTTCCAGATCCATATCTCTTTCCCAAGAACTATAATAAAAATTAGCAGTGCATTTTACTAATTGTGATGAACCATATGAGAGATTAACTGCATCAACCGAGTATGGCCAAGCATTGTTTAATGTAAATTTCATTGCTTTTGCTCCAATTTCAGAATTTTTATTTCTCTCCGTTTTTTCTATAATTATTCTACATTGATATTCTTCTGGATACCGTAATTTTCTTGCTCTCTCTCCATTTGCAAGACCCACGGGAGTGGATGCAGAATATATAAATTCATTCCAATCTAATAACATTTTAAACGCTTGCATCTCAGCATCACACATGAATGAAAGTTGCATGTCATTATATATTGGAGAAGTTGGATAGTAAACTGGTCCTTGCCCCAAGTGGCGACCAGCAATACTTCCTGTTCCAAGTGATAGTCCTGGCAAAGAGACTTCATCACACATTATCATGATTCTTTCTCCCACTTTGGATGGGGAAACTGTTTCTGATCGATTTTCTAATCCATTAGCTCTACCTCTAGCTGTCAAATGCCTTTTCACTGGTGCGGTAAGAGAAAAATATACAACATAATTATTACTTTTTGCCATTCCTCTGCCATTTACAATAGCAGTCAAATATGTTCTGATTCCTTTAGCTGCCACCTATAAATACCTTGTGAAGTTATATTTATATTTATGGCGTACTCGGGATTTTATCGCCCCATAAATCCCAAAAAATACAGAGGCAATCCGATGAACATTGTTTATCGTTCTCTCTGGGAAAGAAAGTTCATGACATTTTGTGATCGTAATGCAAGTGTGATTGAATGGGGTAGTGAGGAAGTTGTGATACCTTATCGTTCTCCTTTGGATGGTAGGGTGCATAGGTATTATGTAGACTTCTATATTAAAGTGCATACAAAAACAAATGAAATCAAAAAGTATCTCATTGAAGTCAAACCAAAGAATCAGACAATACCTCCACCTCCCTCAAAGAAACAGACAAAACTTTATAAAAATAAAGTGCTAACGTTCTTGAAGAACCAAGCGAAATGGGAAGCCGCAAGTGACTGGTGTGAGGATAGACAAATGCAGTTCCTTATTCTCACCGAAGATCACTTGGGGGTATAGCACATGGCAAAAGGATTCAAAAAAGAATCAAAAAATCAAAAGAAAGGATACAAAACAATATTTGAAAGAGTGAAAGATAAAGCAGAAGGCGAACAAAAATCGTGGCAGTGGTACAGAAAAACTGTTCGCACAATGGCACTTGAGTATAAAAGAAGACCAGATAAAACTATCCTTGAGGAACGCAAAGATCGAATCGATCCAGAAGATAGTCAAGATGAAAATAGATTAAGAAGATATGCAAGACAAGGAAGATTATTTTTATTTGAGTATAAAGCAAAGATGAAACATCTTCCTTACTATGATACATTTCCACTTGTCTATGTAATCAAGGCAGAGACAGATCATTTCTTTGGTGCTAACTTACATTACATGGAGCCAAGAAAAAGAATGATTGCTATTGAAAAATTAAAAAATGATCGAATTGATATACCTCGTGCCTGCTTTCATAAATATATTTTAGACCATGTAGATGGATTTCTATTAGATCTTGCTATTGATGAATGGGATACATCTATTCTTTTACCAGTAGAACATTTTGTAAGAGAACGCAATGGCGTATTAATTCCATATAAATCATCTGATGTATGGAAAGAAACGGATGAAGATTATGGAAATAAAATTAGAGCAAAGAGAATAGTTAAAGGATATGGTAAACCAGAAGACATTAAGGACGTAACAAATGGCGACATTTAAATATCCAGCTAATATAGATGGGTCTTCAGATCATATGAGATTTAAATTTTTTAAGTATGAACCTCCAATCACAAGTCCATCCAGTAAAAGTGTCGATTATGAGAGGTCGGGCGTTGGCAAGACACCAGTTGGTAATCAAATTGTTGTAACAATGCCATCTGATATCAGTACTTCTATTAGGGGTGAATGGGGTCCAAAAGGAATGCCTGGTTTGGCGCGAGCTGCGTTAGGAACAATAGGCGGCAGTGCTAATTTTTTAAGCAAACTTGGGAGTGACAAAAAAGAAGATTTTATGACGCTACTGACGGGCGGGATCGGAAGCTTTGCTTCTGGAGTTGCTGGCGGATTGGTTGAAGATGGACTAAAAGCATTAGTTGATGCGTTTAATGCCCAGCCTGGGTTTGGCACCACCCTGTCTGCCAGTGAGGTTTTGAGTTCAGTAACAGGTAGTATTATAAATCCAAATACAGAATTATTATATGGCGGTACTGGATTAAGAGGACACGGATACAAATTTAAAATGATAGCTTTTACTCCAGGTGATGCAGATAATATGCTTAATATAGCAAAAGAATTCAAAATACGCGCCCTTCCTAAAGGAAGTGATCAAGCGGCTCTTGGTTTAAAAAATAGAAATTTTCTTGGAGTTCCAGATGTATGTCAGGTAAGTTTCCATGTACCTGGAGGAGACGAAAATCAATATCTACCAAGATATAAACTATCTGCTATCAAATCCGTAAATGTAGATTATATAACAGAAGGTCAGTATTTGTCATATGGTGATGATAAACCAATTGGCATAGAAATATCTCTTGAGTTTATGGAATTGAAACTGCTATTCAGTGAACAAATGGACGGATCCAACAGCTACAGGTAAGAAAAAATGGGATACTTTAATCGTTTACCAAACATAGAATACGACAAAAAACCATTAACGTTTCCATATTCAGAAACAGAATATATTCTTGTAAAAAATTTCTTTAGAAAATATAAAATTTCTGAATCGTCGTTTAATTTTAATACAGTATTCAACAAGTATGCTTTGCTGGATAATGAGCGTTTAGATCAAGTATCATTAAAATTTTATAAGGATACAAATTTTGATTGGATTATAGCACTAACTAATAATGTGATAAATGTATACCACGATTTACCAAAACCACTGGCAGTTCTGTATGATATGGTCAATGAATCTTATCGTGGTGCAGCTGGCAATCAATCCATTAATCCTGCAGACAGAATACATCACTATGAAACAAAGGAAGTAAAAGATAGTGTAGGTAAAATTGTATTACGTGCAGGAATAAAAGTTGAATCAACATTTTCCAATAGTCCTGTTATTCCATCAGATGGGAAATTTTATTACTATGATAGTGGCACAAGAGTAACAGTAAGTGTAGCAGGAACAAGTGTGATTACTCCCGTAACCAACTACCAACATGAAGAAAAATTGAATGAAAATAAAAGAGAAATTTATGTATTAAAACCAAGATTTATACAAGAATTTATTTCTCAATTTGAATCTGGTATGCCATATTCTAATTCTTCATCTTATATTGACAAAACTACAAAAAAATCAGGCATTTAAACTTTTTATATAAAAAAAATGGGCGGAATTTTTTTCCGCCCTTTATGTTTTTGACTATGGGTTTTGGTTTCAGTCTTCTTCAGCCAAGCGGGCGAAGTAACTAAGGGCATCGTCCTCATCCTGACCCACAGCAGCAACAGCAACCTTAGGCAGGGCGGGTTCACGACGAGCAACAGGAGCAACAAACTCCTCATCCTCATCCTCATCCATCACACGAGTTACTTGAGCAGCACGAGCGGATGCAGGGGTCTGAGTGATGCCAAGCACCAGATTCAAACGCTCCTCAAGTTCTTCATAGGACTTGAAGTTATCAGGAGAAACAAACTGCTGAAGAGAATGTGCCTGATGCCAGATGGATTCCAGCTTGGAATCATCAGCGGCAAGTGCAGTAGGTGCAGCAAACTCAGACTTATCGTAATTCCAATAACCAGCAACGTTGGTGATCTTCAGTTTGAAGTTGGCGCCTTCCCACAAATCAAAAGGATTCACAGGAGACTCATCTTCAAACTCAGGTTGCATGGCGGCAGTAATCTTATCAAAGATTTTCTTACCGAACTTGTACAGGAATACTTTACCTTCATTATCAGGGTTTGCTTTGTCGCTTACCACATAGATGTTGGCATAGTAAGTCAGCTTACGCTTCTGCTTACGAGCAGTTTCTTTATCAACATCACGACCGCTGTTCCACAGACGACGATTGACTTCACCAACAGGATCTTTCTGACCAAGAGTAGACAGAGAGTTTTCGATGTACCAACCACCATCACCTTGGAAGGCATGGGAGTAGAGTTTTACAAACGGAATGTCTTCTCCATCAGGTGCAGGAAGAAAACGAATAACAGCGAACCCGTTACCAGCGGCGTCAACACTGGGCTTCCAGAAGCGTTCATCACTGGTGGAAGTAGAGTTTGCTTTCTCAAGTTCCTTCGTCAAAGAAGCAAAGGAGTTTTGAGATTTACGCTTAAGATCAGCGAAAGACATAGGATTACCTCGGATTAGTTTAGATTTATTTTATGTGACACCGTATCACATATACATGATAGCACAGGCAGGTGGCGGTGTCAACCATCTGCCATGATTTCTTTTTCAAATTGCTCTAACTTGGAGAGCATCTCTCGCATTAGCGAGAGCACGTCTTGTGTCTCCCACCAACCGTATAGCATCTTAGCACCCTGCTCGATTTGCTCACACATATCAACTGCTCTGGGATCGTCTGAAAGCTTTAGGCGGGTGTAAAAGATCTGTTGTTTTTCAATGAGATTTCTCACCGTATAAATGTAATTAAGTTGCTCTTCTTTCTTTCCCCCATTCATTATACCAGAAAGGGTCAGCTCCATAGCTTCCATTTGAAGACGCTCCATTTCTTTCGCTTCTTCTCTTACAATATCGGAATCAAAAAAGTCAGTCATATTAACATTAGTTTGGCGCGAGATGTTTTCTTGATGAAGTTCAATTGTTGAGCTTCATGTCTTAATTTTTCTTTCAGTGGTTTTGAAATCAACTTGGGAACGGTCTCCAATTCGATATCGTTTGTATCACAATAATGAATGATAGCATCAATATAACTCATAGAATCACTGTTCACAAGGGTCTCTACCTCAGTAGAAAATCTTGCAACTGTCATAAATTTATCCTCAAAAATATTATCCTCCATAGATCTCCTGGTAGATTGAACGTAGTTCTATAAAGCGATCCAGGTAATTTTTTTCTGGTTTTTTAATAACAACTTGCGTGTTACCATCTTCACATGCAATGATAGTAACAAGTTGTTGAATGCGTGTTTTATATAATTCATAAAACATACATCCGTATATGGTTTCTTGAATATAATAATCTTCCATCCATTCTTCGCGCTTCTCTTCCGCTGAGGTTTTGAAGTCAATGACAGATGGAATACCATCAAACTCACCAATACAATCAACTCGCCCTGCTACTTCCAGGTGATCTGAATATAATGCTGCTTCTTGCAGATACACTTTCGTGATTCTATTTAGGGTTGGAACAGCATGTTTAAACATCATAAGGGGGAGGGGATACCCTTTGAAGTTGTCCTCATTATAGCAGTTATTGAGCAAATCTTCAACCATCTTGTGAAAGTTCGTGCCACGAGTTGCAGCACGGGTTGAGATTCGCTGTGCTTTATCATAACCAACACGCTGCTTCCACTCATTGAGTTTCTTTTTCTTCTTCGGGCACACCCCAAGAACAGTTGTGATGGATGGATACTTCCCACCAGATGGCGTAGGATAAAGCCTACGACCTTCTACCATAATGGGATCCAATTCAATGGGAGTGAATGACGAAGAATGTATAAACATTATAAACCTAAATTAATTTTACTGATAATGTAACTACGAACTAAACCAGAACGAACAATGTCTGCTACACCAAACTCAATAGATTCAAATTCTTCCATTGTACCAATGATTTTTTGAAAGTCAAGAATCCCATTACGTTCGTTGGTGCGAATCAAATCCGTTTGTTGAACATCGCCACAGAACATGATCTTACAATCCTGACCAACACGAGTGATGATTGAATCAAGCTCATGGAAGTTAAGGTTCTGCATTTCATCTACAAGAATAATACAGTTATCCATGGTGGTGCCACGTAAGAATGATGTAGACCAAAAGCTAATCGTTCCTTGTGTTTTTAAATGACCATAGAGAAATTCGAACTCTTCTTCAGTAGGGAGTTCGAACATATACTTTACCATATTCTTATATGGAATTTGGTATAGCGATGATTTATCTTCGTGATCACCAGGAAGAAATCCAATTTCTCGTGTTGCTACAAGAGATCTAACAATATATACCTTTTCATATGGCGTGTATTCATTTAACACATCCTTAAGTGCAAGATATAATGCAACAAATGTTTTGCCAGTGCCTGCAGCACCATAAGCAAACAAATGTTTATTGTTTTCCCACGCCTCAAACATCTTACGTTGTGATTCTGTAAGTGGTTCAATATCTTTTGCAAAGATATCGTTATTAATTGGTTTCTTACGTTTCATTTGCTTGATGCTCATTCCAGATGGAACAGCTTGCTTAGTCTTACGATTTCTTATAGGCATGATTACAGACGATTAATACGAGAACCAGGAGTATCAGCAGCACGATTGATAATGTGTTTCCAATCGCTGGTGGTTTTATTTTGCCAGTTTCCTATTTCAGATACGGCATGAAGTATTGTAGGCACTTGAGTGATATGAGGATTGGCAGCAAGATAAGGCTCTCTGTCTGCCATATACATCCACTTTTCAAACTCTTCGCCTGTATTATTATCTTTGAATTTGTAAGTTGGCATCTTTAATAAACCATGTAGGAATCGTGGCAGGAGACTTCCATTTTGCAAACGCAACTTTGTCTCCAATATAATAGTTGCGGTATGACTGGATGCTATCTCCAGGTATTTTATATTTATCTGGCATTGCAGGAGGGGGGTCAACCCAACCAGCAT